AAAACCTGTTCTACTTCCCATAGGATTTCCTTGAATAACTCCACCACCTATAGAATAATTAGGTCTTCTTTCAACATGAGACATAATACCCGTGCCTTGAGTTGAGCCACCTCTTTTAAACATTGGTCTTTTAAATACATTAAACATTATTTGAATAAACTCCCCAAACCATAAATAGTAGCTGCGCCACCTAATGCTTGACTTAAAGGACTAGCTGTTCCACCAGCTGCTCCTGTAGTAGAAGACATATAAGGTTGAGGGTATCCAGACATTAATCCACCAATTGTAGAACCTAAGAATTGCATTCTTTGGTATGGCTCGTAAGCAGATTCTCTTGCTCCTTGAGCCGCTGCATCGATTACAGCTTGTTGGTATGCAAGGTTTTGAGTTCCCGCAGCACCTAATTGTTGTTGTGTTGTAGTTGCTAAAGAAGGTTGTAATGAAGCTAAACCTGTAGCTTGTTGTTGTGCAAGTCCTGCAGCTTGTTGCGCTTGTTGAAATCCTTGTTGTCTTAATTGTGCTTCTAATAAACCTCTGTCTTGTAAACTTTGTGCACCAAACTCTGCAAGTTGAACACCTTCTCTACCACCACCAAATGCACCTGCACCAATTGCACTAGCTGCTATTTGTTGTTGAGCAATTTGTCTTTGTTTATCAAACTCTGATAATGTTGCACTAATAACTTCTTGTTGATAAGGAGACTCAAAATCTTGATAAGCCGTTGGTCCCATATAGTCTTGTGCTTTTTGTAAGAAAGGTTGATAGCCTGCAATTCCTGTACCTGTTCCTACTCCAGTAACTGCTCCTTGCTCATTAAATTGTAATGTACCTAATCCAGCTTGTGTTGCTGCTTGTTGTTGTGCTGCTTGAGCCAAAGGTCCTTGACCCGCGATTGTTGGTGCAAAGGCACCTACATTTACTGGCTTTGCGGCTAGTTGCGCTGCAACGTCTAAATACTTTTCACCGGCTGCTTCTAAATAGGGTGCTGGTTTTGATATAGTTACTTGTTCTGCCATTATGCTATGCCTTGTTTTTCTGCTTGTTTCATTATGTTATATAGCTTTTGTGCTCCTGTTTCAACATCTCCATTACCTATTCCTCTAACAGCATCAGCTGTCATAACGAACTCGTTTTTAGATAACATTGCAGGCACATCATCTGCTTTTTCTTTAATACCTACAGGCACAAAACCACCTGTATTCCTATAATCTAACTCGGTTATTCCACCTTGGTTCTTTCGAACAGGAACCTCGGATCCCATCATATAACCTATTCTACCACCTTCTTTAAATCCTTTTACTTTTAAGAAAGCTTTTAAAGCAGATTCGTCTTTTTTAAACTTACCTGGGTTTTTGAATATTTTATATAATTGAGGCATAGTAAATGTTCTATCACTACCACCTTGTTTAGCTAATGTTTTAAATAAGAAAGATTTTTCTGCTCTAGTAAAAGGAGATAAAAGTCCTCCGATTCCACCACCTCCACCTTTAATTTCTTCTAAATCAGATTTTAGAGGATCCATTTCTATAATGCCTTTACCACCTTGAGGACTAAATTTTGGATCACTAGGATCATCACTTCCTTCAAAGAAACCTATTCGACCACCATCAGCTTTACTATTTAATTCTCTATCTAATTCATTTAACATATCTTCTATTTCTTTTTCTTCATCAACTTTTATGTAAGGTCCTTGATCTGTATATGGACCAGGCTTACCAACGCCAAATTCTATATCTGTAATTTCATTTACCATTGTAGGGTTTTCTTCAACTTCTTTTTTCAAAGCTTCTAAATCGATACCATCTCCTTCACCTGCTTTTTTTATAAACGCTTTTATAGGATTTAATATAGAAATTTTTTCTTCATCCATCTCTCTTAATATTTCTTTTAACGTTTTAGCTTCTTCTTTTTCATCTAAGGTAATACTTGGAACACCAAAAGGTGTTGAACCTGATTGATACTTAACTCTTCCACCTTCTTTTAATCCAAAGGCTGCGGGTGTAATAATGTCTGCATAATAATCACTATATCTAGCTTTGTCTGCTTCATACATTTCTTCTGTGTACTCATCTGCATCGCCAACTAACTCTGCTTCTTCAGCTAATCTTTTTGCATCGAGATAAGAAACACCACCTGCAATGGTTGCACCTATTGCTAGTTTATCTATTTGCGTAGATCCGTCTTTAGCTTTTGTTGTATAAATAGCTTTTAATCCTTGACCACCTAATTCTTTTAATCCTTGTCCCATTTCAGTAAAATCACCACTAGTAATTTTTCCAAGGGATTTTTTAAATGCAGAAGAAGTAGTAGCTTCAGCTGAAGTTTTTGCAATTGGATCTAAATAACCACCCATATCCCCGACTGAGACTTCTCCTCTTACCGTTGGTTTTACTATTTCATTTGAGGGTATATCAGAAACTGTTGCACCTATATCTTTTCCTTTATCTAAAAAAGTTCCTAAGCCCGTTCTTTTAGTTCCTATTGGTGTACTAAATAATTTTCCTTCAAAAGGATTACCTTGTAATTCAGCGCCACCTAAATATCTAGCACCTTGACCTAAACCATAATTAAGAAGTCCTGATTTAACTCCTTTAGATATACTACCTGATTGATCAAATGAACCAAGGCCTGCCATAGCACCACCAAGAGCTGGGTTAAATGGAGCAACAAAAGGTGCAGCTTTAACTGCAACATCGGCTACTTCATTTGGTATAATTTTTCTAACAAATCTTTTAAGTTTACTTCCTATACCGAATTTTTCTCGGCCTACTAAGCTTCCTACTCCGTATAGTTGTCTATTCATTTGTCCTCTTGATATTGGCATAATTTAAATTAAGTTCTTAGTAAGCAGGGGAAACCTGTAATTTTTTACTTTACTTGGTTTTTCCAAATAAATCAAGGCTTGGCATAATAACTTTGATATCTCTTCTAATCTCTTGTTCTGGAACGTTTTTAGCCTTCCATTCTTGATCATCCTTATATACTTCGCCTGTCTTTAAGTTAGAAATAGTCTCTATTATCTTCTTTGGTTTTAATGTTTGCATGGTTTCCTATGTTCTGTCAAATTCTAATATTGCAACTGTACCTTCAAAAATATCAGCTGTAGCTGCTTGCAGTTGTAGTTTGTCACTTTCTTCTAATATAATAGTACCATCCGCTATAGATTTAGAGTTACCACTATTAACCGTATGCTCTGCAAACTGAAAACTAGTTGTTACAGAGTTATCATATATAAAAGCTTTTATCTCTACATTACCTGCTCCTACATTAGCTGTGTGTATATTTTGTACAATAGCTCTTGAGTTAGAAGGACAAGTATAAATGTCTGTTTTGTTAGTTGAGTTTAAATCAAATTGTGCATTCTTATATCTATTAGCCACTGCTTCCTCCTGTACTAAACCAAGTTAATCTTTGTTGTTCTTCTCTTAAATCTTGTTGAAATGTAGAATTTAATTTTTGTACTAATCCGTCAAGATCTCTAATTAAAGCATCAGCTACTGGCTGACTGTATTCTTTACTAGGTCTTGTGAATGCTAATACTATTTTTGCCATTATCTTCTTCCGTCTGGTTGTATATCTAACCTAAAACTTCCTAATTTCCAATCTTGAGAAGATCCTGTATTTGCTACTTTTAAAGCTACTGATCTACCTCTTGCTCTTGTATCTATTTTAGTCGTAGATGAAGTAATTGTAAAGGGTCCAAGGGGAGAACTTGCTTGTGAATTATTTGAATAATCTCTTAAATTTAAAGTCACTTGTGTATTTCCTGTTTGAGATAAAAAGTCTGGTATAAATCTTCTTATCTTCATAATAAATTCTCCATCTCCTCTGAGGTCAGCCGCACCTCCTTGACTTCTTGTAATATCAAAATCACCTGATTCTATATTAGCTGCTACTGTCGTTGTTGCAGATGCTTTAACTTGATCGGTCCCTGTTTCGTGTTGATAGTATGTTGTAGCTCCTTCAGTATTTCCAACGACATCATAAGAGGTTCCTGATGCATTAAATGAAGTTGCATGAGGTAAACCAAATACAGATGAATCAACCCAAGTTGTTCTAGCTAAAGACCCTGTTGTCCAGATTGGTCTTTGTGGAGATGATTCTGCATAGTTATATGTTACGGATCTATTAACAACTTCAGAAGAACTTGTTGGATAAAACCAAGTGATTTCTCCAAACAAATTATTTAAACCTACATTTATAAGTTGTGATGCTGTTGTATTAATATCGTCATAAACATAATCTTCAACTAAACAAATCATCGTTTCTAGATTACCAGAGTATTTAAAAAATCCATTTTCTGATAACCAATACGCAGCACCATCTACTTCTATTGCAGCGTTCTGTCCTATCAATCCACAGTTCGTTCCAACTTGTGCAAAACCAAATGTAAATGGTGGACCAATGAAACGCATCGTAAATAAAGATGTATCTGTCCAAACATAGATTGCATCTCTACCTCTAACAGCTCCTACAATTCTAGATCCATCTGCAAGTCTCTGTGTACCAGCTGTGTTAGTTGCTGTTGGTGTGTAATCATTAATGTTTTCTTGATCAGAGAATCTAATAAACATATCGTCTTGTGTTGATGGGTCACCAATCGTTGTTTCTGTTCCATAAAATACTAAGTGCCTGTCCGGTGTAGATACTAACATATCACGTGACGCTGTTGGTGCACCTGAAATAATAGTTGCTCTTGTTGCTGCAGCATTAGCTGCATTTGAATTCCATTCAAAACATTGTGCATTATGAATTAAAGCAATTACATTATCTCCAAAGTTATCTATAGACCACATCCCTGGATCAATTACTAGATCTCCAGATGCTGCTTCGCCCCATGCTACATAGTCAGATGAGTCTGTAACCGTTGCTCCATTCGAGTGAGTTGCTGCTGTTGTATTTCTTACACCTCTTGTAACTCCTGTTAATGTGTTACCTGTAATACCTGTGTATGATATTTCTTCTGATCCAATCTGAACAAAGTTTGTACCTGATGATGGAAATAAAGAAGCATCACTTAATACAACAGTAGTTGTTACAGCATTAATACCACCACTTAAACTTGTAACAGCTTCTCCTGATACTGTTCCACCCCACTGACCTAGACCATAACCAAACCCCGGTGCTTGTTCTGCTGGTCCAACACTATAGTAAGCTTGAACTCTAATACCACCTGAGCCTGCAGCACCTGATCCTGTTTCGTTTGATGACATTGTAATCTTAATTGTTGAGGAATTTACTACAGTTGTGACCATAAATTTTTTATCATCAAAGTCTGTTGCTGTGTAATTAGAATTTGTAATCGTTGTAAAATTATCTAAAAGAATAATGTCTCCCTCTACAAGACCATGATTTCCAGAAAAGGCTATTTCTACAACAGCTGAACCATTTGATGTTGTAAAACAATTTGATAAAGTAGATGTTTCTCTAATTGGGTGTATATCATAAAACACACCACCCGTGTAAGCGTATAAAATTCTGTTTGTACCAATAATTGAAAATTTGTTTCCTGATTTATTAACAACATGATGCATAGCTCTTGCTGCACCTGTCATATCATTCTCACCTAGTTGTAACCATCCACCTATTTTTTCAGGTGTGTTATATCTAAATCGTACATTGTCGCCATCAACCCATTGACCTTCAGCTTGTGTAGGTGTTAGTTGTTTATTGAATCCAGGCAAAAAGTTTAGTTTTTGTAACATAAGTCTCCAGATTATATTAGATTGCGCTGATTATCAACGTTATTTGGGTATGCCCAACATAGGTCTTTTATCATACAAATTGG